AAAACAGTTTTGTCGTCTACTGACATGATTCACATTCATTAGTATCATCGACTACTAATCCTTCGGGTTCTTTACACTCGCAATTTGCGCAGGTGCACCCCTCGTGATCAGCCTCTATACAATGACATAGGTGTCCACATTTTTTACAGGTTTTTTCAGTCATAATTACTTATAGTAGTCTTTCCAGAACCACTTGACAAATTTTTTCCACCATTTTTCAATCACCGTGGTCTCCTCAACGTTGTAGGAGAGTCTATCTGACTAAAACTTCTAGTTTGCTAAGAAATAAACAGCAATAATAACTACCACAACAGCGGCAGATATTTTTTTATGAGCTAATGCTAATGCCCATAGTTGTTTTATTTTGTCCATAGTTCCTCCTAATTTATATTACCCCAATTTTCACCAGCTTCATAGTCCACTTTGTTAGGTACTTCTAGCTCAACTGAAGATTCCATTATTTGTACTATTTGTTTAGCCTGTTTATCATCTTTGACAGAAATGTCTAGTTCATCATGTACCTGGATATGCGGTATAATTCCTACTTTATATAGTTCCAGCATCGCTTTTTTGGTCATATCCGCGGCTGATCCCTGTATTAATTTATTTAATGCTTTGTACGTATAAGCCCTTTTGATCCCTGGTCCGTGTTCCCTGAGTGCATCTTCGTGAGGCAATGCCTTATGAATCCCGAATTGATTGGGCTCCCATAAATGAAACCTGCACAATCGTCCAAGAAGCGTTCTTATTTTACCACTATCCTGGGCACGGCGCATGACGGCATACATGAGTTGTTTTACAAAAGGAACTCGTGTATGATATTGGCCAAAAATTTCTTCAGCTTTTTCTTTATTCACTCCTAATTCTGCCTGGAGTTTATTTTTTCCCATTCCATAAAATAATCCTAAATTAATGGTTTTAGCTTGGAGTCTTGGAATGTTGGCCATGTCAGCCACAATGGTATGGAAATCTGCATCGCCAGCTTTATAAGCATCTAAAACATCATTGACTCCATGTAGATTTTGTAAAGCTGAATAATGTACGACGAGTCTTGGTTCTTGTTGTGAATAATCAAAGCATCCCCACTTACATCCTTCCTCAGGAAGAAATAAAGATCTGATCCGTGGTCCAAGATTCTTGTTGCGTGCTGGAATTTGTTGAAGGTTCGGGTTACTATAACTAAATCGTCCGGTTACGGTTCCCCCGTTATCTCCCCTTAGTTGATTAATCTCTGCAAAGATACGACCTCGATGAGTATGTTTTAAAATGGTATCAATGAAGGTGGTATGAGCTTTATTAATCTCTCTCGCCTTCGCAATCTTTTGAACAGTTGGATGAGGATGATTCATTAAAAAATTTTTAGTAAAACTAGGGGCCTGCGTCTTAACGGTTCGATCATACGGTAATTTTAATTTATCAAAAACTTTTGCGATGGATCGTGCCGCCCAAATCTGTACTTCGACGTTCGTCTTTTGTTTTACTTCATGGAGTAATTTTTTCTCTTGTTCTACTAATGTTTTCTTTTCGTTCGCAGCTTGTTCTTGGTTTACACGTACCCCGAGAAACCGCATATCTACCAGACAGGGGAATAAGTCGGTTTCTAATTTCCATATGTCATAAATATCTTGATGCTCAATTTCTTTTTTTAATTCTTGCCATAGCTTGTAGGTGAGTTCTGCATCTTTTTCAGCGTAAGATCCTACATACATTGCTGGCAGTTTGTACATTTCTGCTTTAGCATCAACTCCCCATTCTTTCGCAGCTGCGTAGAGTGCTCCTTCATCTTTTCCCTGGCCTAGATAACGTTTAGAACAGTTATTTAAATCATAACGCAATTGATTTTCATCCACGAGAGCGGATGCAATCATGGTGTCTATAATTCTTCCTCTAATAGTAAAACCCTCAGAACGTAGCCAACAAACGTCATAGATAGCATTATGAAAAATTTTACGAGCGTTGCTGTTTAAAACTTCTTGGAGCCATTTTTTTACGATTCCTTTATCCATATTGCCACCGCCTTCATGAGCGATAGGAAAATATCCTACCCAGGTTTGAGTAGCTACTGAAATTCCAACAATCTTTCCATTTTTTACAATAGAGCCGGATCCCATAGCATGATTTAAATTTGGATCTTTGGTTTCTAAATCAATTGCGATTTCATATTCGTGGCTTAAATCCGGAAATTGTTCCGGGGGTACCCATTCCGTTTGCGGTTTAAATAAAGGATATTGTAAGCTCATTTTTTTAATGTAAATCCTGCTGGCACGGGTTTAAGATGAGCATCGTCTGCATAGTCTCTTTCAATTGCCATATCAATATAATGTTTAGCTTTTAATAAATCTTGCTTTTGTCCTTTCTGTTTGTGTCTGCATAAATACTTTATAGCATTTCCTTCGGCAAAAGGAATATTATTTTTATTAATAAATTCACTTGGTTGAATTTTCATAGAAGCATAGTGGCTCCCTCCTATTTGTTTTTTATAAGTGTCGCTCATAATAGATAACTTTTGTAAACATCTTTCGGTTCTACAATATGTAAATGTTCCTTGGTCCGTGTTGCACCTACATAGAACAATCGATTAACATCATCGGGTCTTTGTTCATATTCTCCATAGGTACGCCTTGTTAAATCTGTTAGAAGAACAACGTTTTCACATTCCCCTCCTTTGGCACCATGGATTGTAGAAAGCACAATTCGCGGTGCCTGATTCAGTTTTTCTCCATTTTGTCGCATCTTTCTAATATAAGAAACTCGTCTAAAAGGGGCTTCATCTAAAGCTTCATACCAAACCTTATCCGTTCTTAATCCAAATGTATTGTAGCAATCTTTTAAAGTATAAAAAGAATTCTTATCCATTAAAGCTATTTCCTGCTTCTGTATGTTGGTGGGACTCATATAACTATATATTTGAACAATAGAAGCATAGTCTAGGGTAGCCCCTTTTCTCCATTTTTCCCAATCCGTTATTGCCTGATATAAATCAGACTCATATCCTTTTTTATATTTATTAAGATAAAAATACCCCTTTTGATAAAGCACTTCTTCTAATTCTTCTAATAAGGATCGTGTTCGAGCGAGAATTAACCATTCTCCTTTAGACATATCAATTTCTCTAAAATCAGAATACATAGAAACTTTTCCCTGTTTCATTTTAGGTTTCCATAATTTTGGAATTCGTGTGTTAACTTTACCTATTATCTTCATTGCCATCTCATGAATTTTAGCTGGAATACGATAGGATTGAACAAGATTAATAAATTTCCCCTTGAGGGCAATAAAACTATCTACATCTGCGCCGGCCCATTTAAAGATAGCCTGGTCGTCATCACCGGCTACATAATTATTCTTTGTTTTATTCCAAATGGTTTTAACCATATCCCATTGCATTAAAGAAAGATCCTGAGCCTCATCAACAAAGACTACATCAAAGTGAGGAGAAGCATCGGATTTAATAAATTTTAAAATCATGTCGTTAAAATCCACTAAGCCATATTCTTTTTTGTATCTTTCTAGTTCCCCTTCAATAATTTTAAGTTTATCAAACTCAACATCCTGCGTATGTTCTTTTAGATCGTATTGTTTTTCGAAGGAAATATTTCTTAGTTTTGCCAATTGAATAATTCTTAAATAATCACTTTTGGTAGAAAAAATTCCATTCATCTCTTGATCATTTTCTTCATAGTCTACTGGAAAACCAAGTTTGTTTCCTAAATCTGCGTAGTGTCTTTTTTGCATTACATTTTGTTTTTGAACACCGAGTCTACGAAATGCCAAAGAATGCAGCGTTCTAAAATAAGGTAGGTCATCCTCACTTAAATTAAATTTTTCCATGGCTCTATCTCTTGCTTCGTAGGCAGCTTTTTGAGTGAAAGCAAAATAGCCTATTCTATTTGGATCGGTTTGTTTTAGATATTTATCTACGAGATTTAAAAGAGTTGTAGTTTTTCCTGTTCCTGGTGGGCCAAGTACAATGGTTTTCATTTATATCTCCACTTCATTTTTTCTTCTTTTCATAGTCTTCATATTCTTTAATTTCATTTTAGTTTTTCAACCATATCAAACTAGATTTCAGCAGGGTTTAGACCATGCCCACCTGTATAACAACCAACACATAACGAAAGACACTGATTATCTAAATAATAATAACAGGTTCTGCATACTTTTAATATATCCACGCTTCTTTCTTTTTCTTTGTATTGTGTTCTTAACTCTTTTCCTAATTCTAACATACTATTGAAATCAAATATATTATTAACTTTTATATGTCGTGTTTGAAAACACATGATACAGGATTTATCGTAAAATATATCCATAGGAGCGGATACGCAAGTAGAAAATATATAGACATATCTGTATAATATTTTATTGGGATCATAATTAAATATGCATGGTGGTATTTGACAATCAAATCTCATTGAACATCTAGGTAACTCTTCCTGAATAGCTCTTATTGTGTCTCCATATATAGTATTGTTTGCTATATCAGTATTAGACAAGTCTAACCCAATACGGATTATAGATATATCTGCTAATTCGTTTTTAAGGGTGTTTATATATTTTTTAAATAATTCTGGCGTGGATTTTTGAGATAAGGTAAAAGCTAATACTAATCTATCCATTATGACCTCATTATTACCGTAAAAAGTTTTACTTGTTTTACATAATTCATTATAATTTCTTTTAAATGTTTTAAATCGGTTACGTTTCTCAAATAACTCCATACCATTTGCCAACAATCCTACCCGACACTTTGTATTTTTTGAAAGAAATTTTAAAATTGATTTAGAAAACAATAAATTTGAAGTTAGCTGGTATTCTACATTATACTTTATAAGTTTCTCAATAATTTTAGTAAAGTTTCTATGCTGTGTGGGTTCTCCACCCAATAGATTTAAAAAAGAAATAGAATCAGAAAAATGATTCAAAAGCCGGTCAATAAAATCAAGCGACATTTCT